TTTTCTCCGTATATTAAGATTATATTTAGATCGTGAATAAAAATCAACCTTGAAATCATTCAAAATCAAACAGTTTGCTGAATGTGTTGTCGCTTCTAGTTGAGCTGATGTCCCATTCCAAGACACCAATTAAGTTTTCAAGTTTTTCGTCAATGACTGTATTTTCCATCTCTGCATCATCAAACGGCAAATCTTTGAACCATTGAGGAAGTCTAAGCTCGTCAACAGGATATGCCACTGATGTATACGCCATAGGATTATCTTTTACTTTACAGACGATGACTTTGGCTCCGTCGGTGATGGACATTGAGTATTTGTCGTCGTACATTCGTTTGAGCGTATTCCAATTAAGACTTGCTCTAACATGGCCCGGCATATTAGCCTTGCCAAGTTTCTTCTCTTTACTGGCGTACTCTGTGATGTTATTGGCACGTTTAGGTGATCCTTTCTCCCAACCGGGTCTAGTTTTGAAATCAGTTCTAAAGTCTGTAATATATTCAAGAATTTCTTCTTTAGGTATACCAGTTAGAACTTTAGTTAGAACTTCCGATAAGAAGTCTTGAATGACAACAGGGGTATCGGATCTTTTTAGATCTAGTCCCATGGCTTTGATTTTGCCAGAAGCACCGCCACTGTCCGTTCTTTTGCCTTCTTTGTCGTAGTAAAGGACGGCATATCGTTTTTTGGTAATGAACAGCCCTTTGGAAGCAACAATCTCGCGACCTGCTTTGATGACTTCACCGCGGGTCTTGGGTACATGGAAAGCATCGGACATGAATTTAATAAACGTGGCATTTACTTCTCCTCCTATGGTATCGTAAAGTTCAACTACAGTTTCTTTTGTCCAAGGAATATTGCCTTTGTCAATATCCTTCTTCAACGTAGAATATGCAGAAAAATAACAAGAGTCTGTATCACCATAGATAATAGCTTTACCTACGTGATCATATTCTCCTGTTATAATTTCATTTACTTTCGATGCCATATGTTTGGCAATTTGGCGACCGGTAAGCGTAGTTGATTGACCGATACGGTTATCAAAGAATCGGCAACCAGGATTTAGAATAGCACCATACAATGAGTTAAGATTAATTTTTTTAACTAGCTGACGCTTGTCCCAGTATTCCTCTTCAATCTTATTACCTGCGGTGATACATTCCTTAAGTTTGGCCTGCATCTCTTTACGTTCTTTGTACCAACGTGCCAGCAAACCAGGAATAACGCCTTCCTTGTCATAGGTAAAGATTGTGCCATTAGCACTCAACATCCAGGGTTGATTGCTATCAAAGATTAAATCATATATTTGAGCTGCGCTTAATGTATCGCTATGACCATCTTCCCAATCAATTGTTATCTCTCGACCTACTTCGCGATTCATTACAGCCAAATATTCTAAGGAACCAAACATTCCTTCCCATGCTGCTGCAAAGCTCTTGCCTTTGCCCATCTCTGTTTCGATGTGCGCTTTGGTGCCATCGGGTCGCAATTGGCCAACAATGGTCTCTGGACCCATGTTCAAGGCACGAATTGCTGACGGATACAATGAGTTGATGTCTAACGATCCAATCCATTCGTGAATTCCTTTCTTAGGATAAGCAACATATGCGCCAGCGGCCTGTGTGTCGCCCCGATCATCCTGTTTAGGACGATTGGGAACAATCATTCCCCTGCGATGAGCTTCATTAATGATTGCTTGCTCTGTAACAGCTACCGCGCCCATTGTAGTCTGTAGCAGAACTGTGTTTTCGTGTGCGATCTTATTGGCGAGATCAATAAATTTTAGCTTTTTATCTAGTTTATTTAGTAGGGCACAATCTTGTCTATTGTACTCAATAAATTTACGGAAGTCGTTGTTGTAGAGCTGGTCAAGAGTTCCTTCGTATACAGTTTTACTCTCACCAACCTCCATTTCTCCAATAGCATCCAACCGGTACGTATGCCTCTCTTCATAGGTATATTTTCTATACAGTTCAAGGCTGTCTAAGTGTACACGTCCAACGAGATCATAAGTAACAGCAGTTTTTCCATATTTTTCATATTCCCGCTTCTTGGGATATTGATCCCATAAGCAGAAACGGCGAGTATCATCCTTACTAAGAACTTTAGCTACACGATTAACAGTATAGGGAATATCAAAACCTTCTGAGTTCCAACCGCTTAATACGTCTGCGTCTTGGATAAGATCTAAAAATGCATCTAGCATTTCTGCTTCTGTTTCAAAGAGCATAGTATTTGGAAATTCTGCTACTTGCCTCTTGGCCTCTTCCATATTCAAAGTTTTTGGTGGAATAGCAAAGCACACCAAGGTGTCTAACCATTGTAGGTGTACAGCAATAGCGGTAATGGGCATAAACGCATCGTCTGGTGATGCATATCCGCGTTCTGGATCAAAATCTACTTCAATGTCAAAAAACGCTACATTTAGTTTTGGTGCGTCAACATTAAGATAGTTGTCTTCTAATGATCGATAAATTGGGTTAATGTCGCTTTCGTAAAGTTTCTTATTAGAATGAATGGCTAGTTCTTTACGAAGCTCTTTGATATTTTTGCAAGTTACACGGCTTAAAGATTCACCGTAAATGCTCTGAAACTTGCCTTTGGGGTCTTTGTAATAAAACAAATGACGTGCAGGATAATCTTTGTAATGTCTTTGACCCTTGCTGTCTCTTTCAACAACGAGAATCTGATCCTGCTCTCTGTCATAGAAAGCATCAACGTAACTCATTTTTTCTCCTTGAGATTTGCGGCTCTCAAATACCAATAGTGCGGTTTATGGCCTCGCCTACCTTATTAGTATAGGTTCAACAAACCTATAATGTATATAGCTGTAATTACCAATTGAACAACAAAAAGACTCCATTTTCGCCAAATGTAACCTAGGTACAACCAACCAACATTTCCTACCATACTGATCCAAAGGTTCAAAGGAAAAATATTAAAGCTAGTTAGGGCAACACCAATGATTAATATTATTGTGATGCCCCATTCTAGAATAAAGTCTTTTGTTAAATTATTGAATGTCATTCAGGAAGTCGTTTTGTAACACCAAGAATCATTTCAATATCGTTCCACTCTTGTTCGTGATCCTTCCAATTATCTTTGTGAGCAATACGAATTGCTTTGTTAATAATCGATGGTTTGATTTGTAGTTCTTCAGCTACAGCTTTAACGGTATCTTTAAGACCTTCTTGTAGGTCTTCAACTTCGCGAAGTACATTTGAACCTTCGTTGATTAGTCTTTCTAATTTGGCTTTTTCTTCTGGACCATACATGCGATCGGACATAATTCCTCCTGTGTCTGACTATTATATAGTCAATAAAAAAGCCGGTCAAATATTTTGCCGGCTTTTTTAACCAATTAAATTGTATATGTTACTTTTGGTCTTCTGCTAGAACGTCGTACATCTCAAAACGTCCGCCCATGCGTTCGTATACCAGACCAGCATAAACTTCTGCTTTCATACCTTCGCCTAGTTTGTTTTGAGCGACCCGAGTAGCCCAAGCAAATAATGCTTTGTCTAGAGGATCAATTTGTTGCTGGCCGCCACTCTCTACAACTAACTTCATCATATCACGAAATGAAAGTTGCTGCTCTACTGATTCAGCAACTACTCTTTTTAGTTCGACTTTAGATTCGTTCTTCTTTCCAAAGTATTTGGCTTGTGCAGCACTCATACCTTTCTTACCATCTTTCTTGTCACTGCCCTTAGAAGCGGCAGCTGACTTCATTGGTTCTTTTTTATTTCCGTCTTTGTCTAAGTCTAAAAAGTCTGGTTTTGAACCTTCGTCCATAATCTTAGCAATTCTTTTTTTCTTATCTTCTTTCTTTTTCTTGTCGGCAGCAGAGTCTTTGTCTGCAGCCTCTTCCATTTTCTTTTTCTTAGCGTCAGCTTTTTCTTTCTTCTTAGCCTCTACCATCTTCATGAACTTGCTCTTAAATTCTGGTTCAAGTGCCTCCTTCTTCATGGTATCCTTAGTTTCTTTTTCAGCATCTTTGTCTGCTTTACGGCTTGCATGACCCTGTACTTTTGTAGCAGGATGCTCTTTGCCACTCTTGTCCTTCCATGTTGTAGCTGTCTTTTTGGCATCAGGACGATCAGAAGCTTCATCCATCTTCTCATCCTTTTTCATCTTTTTAGCTTCTTCTAAAATTGTAGAAGTGCCAGCTAGAACACGTAGTTCTGCATCTTCGTTTAACTGTACAGCCTTTGGTAGTGTGGGTGCAGCAGGAGTTTGCTGCGGAGCCTCAATGCTGTCTAATTTGCTAATTAAATTTTTGAAATCCATCGTTGTATCCTCAAATTATTTCTTACGTCCAGCACAATGGGCTCGCTGGCTAAATCCCTTAGGAGCAGCACAATTAATGGAACGCTTGTATTTTTCGCTCCATTTCTCTGTTAGCTCTTTGCGTACACTTTCGTGTATGCCCTCTTCAAAATTTCTGGGACCTTTATCTACCTGCTCAGCAGCCATACGTTCGTATTCCATATAATGATATACCGAACTTATATAATCAGCTGCTTTAGTAATTTTAGCCTGTACCCAACCATCAAGTTCGTCGTTTTCCCCAATTAATTTAAATAGCTTGGCGCTGTACTGATTTAACTTGTACAGTTCAGCCCGGGCCATTTTGGCTTCGTGATCGTCAACTTTAGGTTTTTCAAGGTCCATATTATATTTATCTTCTTATAAAATTACCTTCGCCAAAGATATTAGTTTTCATATCTAGGGCATTATCTGTAGGTTTTTGCTTCTTTGGCTTAGGTTGTGGAGGAGCTTTGGTACCGCTTTTACCAGGGCTCCCAGTATAACTTTTTTGTCCTCTAGCTTTACCTGGGCTTAGGTGGGGACTAACAACAGCAGCAATATTACCTGCTGATGTTGCACCTGCTGTGGCAGTTTCTAATAGATCTTTAATTCTCATGTTTAACGTCCTAAAACAAATTTTTGAACAAATTTGTCCCAAGAATTGGTATAATCTTTATGTCCAAAATTTCTATAATCTTGCAACGTATAATTTAAACCATAACGGTCGTTCTGACTTTTAATCCAATCCTGCGGAGTTATCTTATTTTCAGGCGATAGCAAGTCTTGTAAAAATTGTCTGTACAGCCATTCTAAAGGAGGAGGATTCTTTTTACTCCATATTATCTCTCTACGAGTCCAACCACCGTCAGTCCCATATTCGCTCATATTTTGTATATCTTCTTTTCGCCCGGACTTCATATTAGCACACCAATGTGCCATACGTTGACGCTCTCCTGAACTGTTTTTAGCTATACTACGCAGTTTACTCACAGATTGTTTACAATTTACGCCACTGCGCTTGGCTAGACCTTTACGTCCAGGTTTTTTTCCGTCAGCAAAGTTTTCTCCTACGTTATAAGTACGATCAACTTTTTGACCTTTCTTTTTTTCGTGTGCTTTAGGATCAATGTCAGTAGTTGTTAAACCTGTTTTTTTAAGATTTTTTATGTATTTGTGTTCTTCATCTTCGTCGCCAAATGCCATAATGGTACTAGGAGGTCCCTTTCCAAAATCGTGCTTTCCTAATCCTTTTAGGTCGCTGACATGTTGCCCTAACTTATACCAGTCATAAACATCAGATACATCTACTTTGACAGTACCTTTAGGCATAGTTGGTTTTGTTTCTGGTCCTTTAGGTTTCTCGTTAGGATGTTGGTCTTCACCTACTCCGTCGCCGGCTTCGCCTCCGTTACCGCTATAGCCAACTGCATATCCATATCCGCCATAGGGGCCTGGACCGTAGGCCGCTCTACGAGAACGTCTACGTTTTCTTTTACCTTCAATTATAAATTCTTTGGCTCTCATCCTGTAAAGCTATGATCGTCGTAAAAATCATCGCTCATGCTAAAGCTACTACCGCAACCGCAGGTAGTTTGGGCGTTAGGGTTTTTGATACTAAAGTTGCTGCCCATAATATCTTCTTTGTAATCAATTACTGCACCTGTTAGATACTGCATACTTATAGCATCTATTAACATCTTAGTAGGACCAATTTCAAATTCAAAGTCGTCATCATTTTGAACTTCGTCAAATGTAAATCCGTACTGCATACCAGAACACCCACCGCCCTGCACGAAGGTCCTTAGTTTTAAACTAGGATTATTTTCTTCGTAGAAAATATCTGCTATTTTTGTTTTTGCTGATTCTGTTATCTCAACCATTTTTTATCACCAAACTTTTCACCTGTCATATAAGGCAGAGCAAACCAAAGTTGAAACCATTCTGGACTACCTGGTTTGATTTTCTTTTCACGCTCTATACGTTGTTTTTCACTGCCTGTGATACTTATGTTACTACCCCCATAAGGTTTGTAACCTTTGAATTCTGTAATGCCAGCTAGGCGTTTTAGTTCCGTAATATCCATTATTTAGATGCAGGTGCACCGGTTAAGTACACTTCCCACTTTTTACCAGTGGAAGCACTTTTACTAGCGGCCCATTGTTTCATTTTTCTTAGATGATTAAATTCTTCTGCACTATCTGGTCTACCTCGACCTGCAAAAACTTTCCAAGGTTTGCCATTAATGGCTACCTGAATATTATTAGGAGGTTCGTTGCGCAATTCGTATTCCATTTCTTTACGCTTGAAATCTCTCTTACTCATGCTACCCCAATCGTCTTCGCCTTCCGCCACACCTTG